ATACCAAGACTAGATGTTGGAACATTCTTATCTTTACCTGACTTCAATGATACACCATGAAACTTTGGTGCTGTTTTTTTCTTATCAGAAGAATGATGTGTTCGGACTACCACATCAGAAGCATCTTCTTTCTGTGAGGCATGGATACCAGTAGATCTATGCAAGTCTCCAGGTTTGGATGTCCAATGCACTGAATGAATTTTATGTCCATCTTTCTCTGCTTGAGATTTAATATCTGCTGCTGCAGCTTTGGCTTTGTCGTTTAACTTTTTGTAATCATTAGGATGGAGAGTTGATTTAAGTTTGTTGTGAGCTTCTTCTGGACTGTCACCATTAATGTCTGGGTGTTTTTCCATATGCTTGCCACCATTAAGATGATAACCAGTTAGTAGTTCATGCATAACACCTTGTGTGTTTGCAGATACTTTACCTTCAACTGCATCTGAGCCATGACCAAGAGCATCTTTCTTTTCAATGATTAACTCTTCGTCAATCTTTTGTAAGATTCTCTCTAAATCTTTATTCTCATTTATAAATTTTTTAAATTTTAGCATACTGGTTCCTAATGTGCATAAACACCAGAGCCAACTTCAAGATAAAACTTTGCTTCATTGGCTGGTGGTGGTCTTAATTTAGTTCTTATTTGAAATATTGGTGCTTGCGTCTGTTTATCCATAAACACCAAGTTGTTTCCCTTTTCTACTACATAAAGAATTGCTTGTTTTTCAATCTGTTTAAAATATTGTGTTGTTATTTCTTTTACCTTACCCCTCTGTATGTCAACAACATCAGCGAGGTCATCACCAAATATACCTTTACCTAAAAATGTCAATGCATCTTTTGTAAATGTCTGTGATGTAGATTTAACAATTATCTCTTTCTTCAAATCATTATACATGGAAGTAATCATTTGAAATTTTGCTGCTTGTTCTGTTGGACCATTAAATGATTTAGATAATCTTTCATATTTAGTCTTGGCATCCCACTCAATGTTTAGTGCTTTCGCAATGTCCAACATACCACGATATGGTGATAGATTTGCAACTGTTACGCTCTCAGACTTTAATGAAAATGGTATAGTTCCACCATGAATTTTTTTAGTCTTACCTTTTGCAGTGGCATAGATGTCTAATGATACATCACCTTTAATTGCACCACCACTAGACTCACCAGCAATTCCATCTGCTATAACAGTAAAGTCTACAACCTCACCAACATTATTATTTAAGAACTGGTCTACTACTACTGTGACTCTTCTACTGTAAGAACCATAATCAATTGATTTGATAAGCTGATCAATTTTCTTGTCAATGTGTCCAATATCATTAGATGACTTATAATAAATAGCATCATAATCCTTACCAAAAGCACCGACAACAGACTCTGGCTTTAGACGCATTTCAAAGCCAACATTAAAAATGTCGGGTGGTCTGCTGCCTTTCTTTCGAGTAACTGCAGAAGCAACAACCATTTTAAAACGACCAGTATTGAACAGTTTAGTGTCAATCTGAGTTCGTATTTTATTCAGCTTAGCCTTGTCGACTTTACCATCTACAATGAACAAAGCAAGACCGATGGTAAATATACCCTCGATCACATCACCCTCGTTTATTTTACCTGCCATCAATCTCTCCAGAACAAAGTATTTCTGGATTATTTAGGCTATTTGTATGCTCTAGTTAGTCTGTCGTATTTACGATCCCACTTACCGATCTGGTCAATGATCTTTCGTGGTGCTCCGTTGTTTCGGAAATCGTAATTGAATGTCTTTAAGACATAGTGTAGAGTTGAAGAATCTCTTGTATTTTTACAACGAGATAGTAGAGTATAGATATCTACTTTTGGACGACGCATTTTGAAGTCGATATAAACACAATGTGCGTATGCTTGTATTTCATCGAACTCAGATAGGTATCTTCTTTCAGCGTCTTTTTTGGCTATACCTACCCTTTTATATGGAACAACATAATTGCTCCATTCATCAGATCTTCTATCGTACTGCATGAAATGAACAAGTTCATGCATAAGAGTCTGGATTAATCTATACTTAAATGTTTCCCAAGATTTGTCTGTAAAGGGATGATTGTTAAAATTGCTGGTATAAAGGTTGAGAGTTATCTGTCGATCATCTGGAGCATATTCACCACCAACAGCTACATACTTCTGCCAGAGTTTAGACTTCGCTGGAGGTGGAGCGAACAACAGACATGTTCGCCACTTTCTCATGTAGTTGGAAAGTCCTTCTTGATCGTTTTTATAACGATCTAAATCTTTCCAAACTTTTGATGGTATGAGTTTAGCTCTGAATGGACGCTCGTAGAAATTGAGTATGTCCATCCAATCGAAGTGAGCGGATTCTAGGAAATTCATTTTAATCCCAGAAAGGCTTCGCATTACTTCAGATGATTTTCCAAGAATGCGAGGACTTTCGACTGCTCCTCTAAGTTAGTATTTGCAAACTCTATAATATAGGACATCAGATCGAAATTTGATAGTAGATTACTATATTTAGTTTCTCGTCCTCTTAGGAATTGCTCTGACTGGTCTGAACCCCTATCCCTGTACCTCTGTTCTAGGATCTCTTTTGGTGCTTTTAAGTAAACTACCAATAGATCTGTATTCGGGAGTCCCATACAGAACTCAAGGAAAGACTGATTGAAGACTCGATCTCCCTCGAAAAGCACATTACAATTATGGGAAGCAATCCACTCTTGTAGTGGTGGTTGAACAGCCATCGAAAGACGATCTGTTCCAGCGAAAGTCTCACCCTCATCATATTTACCGAGGATGTATAGATCTCGTTCGGTATTATAACTAGCAACAACAAGTTTTGCTGGCGCAGTCTCCTGCCAATTCTTACCTTCCATATATTTACGGAATAGTGTGGTCTTACCAGTTCCAGGTTGACCACCCACTGCGATGATCTTTCTGGTTTTTAGAGTATTCTTAATTAGTTTCACATCAATAGTATCAGTAACCCCAAAATTATCAATCATCTCTTTGCATCCTCAATTAGTTGTAACAATTCTTCTTTAGTAAAGACCCATACCTTTCCCATGAAATGGTGGGTATCGCTATCAATATCTTTCTTTTTAGTGAAGGACATTTTCTTAATTATATCTCTTGCAGCCATTTTAGACAAGTTTTCTTTAATAATATCTGCATAGTCTGGTTGAGTTTCTTTTATCTTCATCATCTCATGTTCTGAGACTTTGTGATTAACAATTAGTTGACACAACTCATAACGATCTAGCAATTCTTCAGTAGGAGTTGCCATTCTTCCAATCGTACCAGTTGTAGCAGTATTACTAATAGTGAGTGTGCCAACTGGCATTGTTACTAAACCACTAGCAGAGGTAGAGGTTACCATAGTATTATCCATTAAAAATTCTCCAGTCCAATTAACATAGGTTCTTCATCATCAAACATCCAATCAAGATTCTCAATTTTTCCAGTATTCAAAAAGGATGAGAATCTTTCTTTATCAATTCCTCGTTTATGGTCTAAACGAAAGTCTATAGTCTCTTCTCTTGATTGCCAGAGAACTTCCCACTCAATACCGTACCAACCATCCGATTCACATTGTTTAATTTCTTCTGCTTGTCTATCAAGATAATATCCAAGATATCTTCCACGACTTTCTCTGAATATCTTTTTGAAAGAACACAAGCAGGTTTCCATAGTAAAGAAATCAATTTGATCTATTAACTCTGGGAATCTGGCTCTCGTCTCTTCACATATGGCATTGGCTTCGCTTTCAAGATTGTTATACTCACTTGTAGTAAGTTTTCTATCATAGTCGTCATCTTTCCCGAGGGCGAAAAGCAACCCATTACGATGAGAGCGAGAGCCATCATAGTCGTCCAACATAAGTGAAGTAGGAGTAACAAGTATCCCAGCAGTATGCCTAAGATGCTGAATATAGAACCAAGTACTATATCTCCCAAACTTATGAAGATTTGTTTTAATGACTGACCAAAGGTTATCAAAATTCTGCTTCTCGTTGTTTCCATAGTAACTTTCCAGTGTTTCTTTTTGAGATTTATTACCAATAAACTTTTGATATGATTCAAACATGACAGGAAGATGACCCTTGTTCCACTTTGTATCAGTTTGATATCTTAGTCGTTTATAGTTAGTAGTATTCCATTGTGTCATACGATCAACAGTTGCCAACTCAAAGTCTGGGAATTCATTTAGTAGAACCCATGCTGTTGGAAGATAGTATGTATTACCATACAACCAACACAACCACAACTTCTGTTCATCATTGTGTTCGTATCGTTTATTAAGATAGTTAGTTGCCCAAACTGCTGGATCGCAATCGTCATATTTCAATGACCATGCGTACCAGCGAATGAACGCTTCTCTTCGATTTTCTTTTAGTCTGTAATCAAGCATGATATG